GACGCTACGGTGCTTGCTGTGACCTTTACACAGAGGTCGGCGTAGGCGGTATCTACCACGAACTGTGGGAGATGCTTGACCAAGCTAAACTAGAAGAATGCGAAGTCGTAGACAAAGCTGCATTCCTAGCACTGCTACCACCTGAACCAGAAGAGGAAGCATAATGCAGGACATCATTTACAAGTCAACTATAGGAACAGGGGGCTTTATCGCTACTATCGAACTGGGTCACATTAACGAACTTCTAGGACTAGTCGTGGGTCTTGCTACTCTAGTCTATATGACTGCATCCGCAGTCAAGGTAATCAAGGAACTGCGAGATAAGGATTAATATGACGCCGGAACTTTTAGCGATGCTCGGCGGTGGCGTCAGCGGCTTTGTAATGAAGCTGATCGCATCGCAAGCAGAAAGCCAAACTCGACTCTTTGAGCGAATGCTCCAACGACAAGCACTGGCCGATGACTCGGCAGATAAAGCAGCAGCTCGCGGTGGCGTATGGATGCGCCGCTTCATTACGTTCGCAGTCATCTTTGCCATTGTGCTAGCGCCATTCGTCTTTGCATTTACTGGCGTAGGCGTTACGATACAATCAGAAACAAAAGGCTTTCTAGGGCTATTTAAGAGCTTAGAATGGGCTACAGTGCAAGGCTTTGTTATCTTGCCAGAGATCCGCCAGACAGCGCTCGCGATCGTCGGTTTCTACTTTGGCTCGTCTCAAGTTAAATGAGCCGCTTTCTAAACGAATTGGACGCACGTATTTCAAAGCAAATGCGCGGCGACCAGTTCACACGCGTCGCAATACTCGATCGTGACTTGTGCTATGAATCAGACATCGCCGGGCAAATCATCGTGCCGGTCGGCTTCGCATCAGATGGCGCCAGCGTGCCACGATTCTTGTGGTCCATGTTTCCACCCTTCGGCAGATACCTGGAGGCGGCGATCGTGCATGACTGGTTCTGCGTGACGCATGCAGTGGACAGCGTCACGGCAGCCAAAGTCTTTCGCGAAGCAATGGAAGTCTGCGGCATTGGCAAGTGGCGGCGTCGAAAGATGTATTGGGCAGTGCGCCTCGGCGGCCCAAAGTTTCAAATGAAAGTGGACAGAAGTGGACACTAAATTAAGGTCTAAAAATAAGCCGTTGATTTATATGCACTTACGCAACCACCTTCGACTCTCCTATGCTCCACCAAGGGTTTTTTTATAAATTAAAATATTCCATAAGTCGCTGATTATAAGTTCTATCTGGGAAAGCTAGAAAAACGGGATTTGTCCAATTATGTTGACTTTAAGTGCAAAAGTGGACAAAAGTGGACAAATGGAAAAGGCCCCATCGTTCCGAAACTACGACAAATCTAAGCGCGCGAATCCGTATGGCTGGGATTATTATCTGCATGGCAAGCGGATGCGCGTGACATTCAAGACCAAGGCCGAGAAGACTGCTTACCATAAAGAGTTTACCCGCAAGTGGTATGGCGACCGTGATGCGCTGCTGAACTTTGATGCGATTGAATACCGACGCGTGCAGTCGCTGATCCATTCGGCCGGATCGATCAATGCAATGGAGAGTGCGGTGCGCATCCACCGTGACGAACTGAGCCAGCACCAGCTCCGACTCTCCGATGCCATTGCCATGCGTGTGCAGGATGTGGTGCGCCGGGGCATTAATCCATACCGAGACGAGCTGCACTGCAAACGTATCCTGGAACACTTTGGCGACATTAAGCTTGAGGAGTTCAAGCCACTAGAGGTCTCGCGCTGGGTCAATGGCCTGCCATATAATTACATTACCAAGAAGGGCCACTTGAAGGCGCTGAATGCCTGCATCAATTGCGCAGTGCGTTATGGTAAGCTAAATCACAACCCGATCCAGTCCGTCACACTAGAGCGCAGTCGGGTCGAGATCACTGAGCGCGACATCGTGGAGCCTGGAGACTTGCACCGGCTACTGCTGGGCGTTGCATACGAGTCGAAGGATCGTCCATTTGCTGCGGTCCTAGCGTTGCTGTTCTTTACTGGTATGCGCGTATCGCTGCTGGCACCAGGGACGGACAAGCGCAAGCGGGGCGAATACATCACCGCTGACATGATCAATGCCAAGCGGCGCGAGATACACATACCGGCACGGGTCACCAAGACGCAGCGCTCACTACTCATCTCCGAATCAAATCACATCAAGCACCTCTGGCCGTTCTTAGAGGGTGTGGACTTGCAGACGCCAATCGGCCAGACGACGTTTAACGATCAGCGCGCAGAATACTGCGAGCGCTACGGCGTGCAGTGGTCGCCAAACTTGCACCGGCGATCGTGCGCGTCTTACTATGCGGCGCTGTGGGGCAAATCAATGGCGGCCGAGCTGCTGGGCAATAGTCCAGACATGATCGCCAGTAATTACCAGACTGGTACATTTAAAGAGAAGGCCGAGAAGTATTTTGGTAACGACTTGGACCACTTGGATGACGGTGGACACACTGCGGCCAAACGTTAATCAAAGATCGCGGCAAATATTCGCCAGGCGGTGGATCATCTCTCTGATGTCGTCATTGGCCAGTGCTGCTTGCTCGATGTCAATCAAGCACTCTTTAGTGCTCGCCAATGATTTGCGGGTGGACTTTACGGCAGATGGGCATTCGCCAGGTCTCAAGAAGTCACCATCTTTAATAATAGACTTAAACACACCACGCTGAAACTCAAACTCTGCTGGCGTGTGATCTAGTAAATATGCGGAGAGTAATTCTCGCGCGGTCTTCTCATCAAACAATACGGAGATGGCGCCGACAGTTTCCTTAGTCACCATGCGGCTGCCATTAAGGATACGCGAAACTTGAGCGGGCGAGATGCCAGCGATATCTGAGAGCACCTTAGAATTGATGCGATTACTGTCCGTTAGTAATCTAGAGAGTTTCTGTGCGAAGTGATTCAACGTTTTATCAATATATTAAAAAAAATACGCGAAATAAGTGATTCTTTTATTGACGATAAGTAAATACATTACCAATTTGGAATTTAATGGAACAGATCAATATAACTAAGGAGAACCTCGATAGTCTGAAAAAATTAACTCAGATGACTGGAGGTGCCAGTATTGATAAACTGTTTGGCATTGCGATCAGTGCATTGATTGATGGTGCAGAAAACGGAGCGCTTGATCATTTGATCAATCAGGACGGCGACTAGGGTCGATGTCTTGCGCTATGTAGCGTGGGATCTCATTGCGGAGCACTAGCTCCATGATCTTGTTGCGACTGCGGTCGCACCGCTTAGCTAGTTTCTCGATGTCTCTTATGAGCTTTTTATCGATAGCGATGGTAGTGACTTGTATGTTGGCTGCTCTTTGATTTGGCATATATAGGGTCGGTTATTAATTGATTGAGATGCATGGGTACATCATTTTGTAGAGTAGAAGCCTACTACACCTATAATATAAGTCAATTTAATAAATACTATTAATTTTACTACAGTAGAAAAGACTAAGTAAAAATACACCCAACACGCTAGTGAATGCCGGGTGGCCAGGTAATTGTCTGACGTTTATTTATTTTTAAAAAAAACTGCGAATCTGAAATATAAAATTTGACATAGGTGTATTGCACCTACAACGTTTCGATATGAATCAATTAATTAAAAATACATTATGTTTTATCTTAGCCGGCACTTACTCGGCCCTTGCAGCGTATATCGCGTTCAACTTTTTAGTCTAGGTGTATCGCACCTAACACAATAAAAATACAACCAAAACATACAATGACCATTAAAGAAGTAATCAGAGACGCCGAGGAGCAGATCGAATACATACTCGATCAACTCGAAACCAGCCACAACGTGCGAGCCTATAGCATCCGCATTACATCAAACCGAGGCGAAGATGCTGAAGTGATGATTACGGAGGACCACAGTGGCGGCCGCAATTAATTAACCTGGGCATAACTTACTAAAACATAAAACAACTAACTATGATTAATCTACAATCTATTACACAAGGCGCACGGCTACGCGCGCCACGTATCATACTACTCGGCGTCGAGAAGATCGGCAAGAGCACCTTCGCAGCAGGATCAGCTAAGCCGATCTTTCTGCCAGTTCGCCAAGAAGAGGGCATCGACTCACTCGACGTGGCAAAATTCCCCACTCTTAAATCTTTCGCTGAGGTACGTGAAGCACTCAGCACACTGGCCAAAGAGGACCACGACTTTAAGACTGTGGTGATCGACAGCGCCAGCGCATTGGAGCCGGTGATCTACAGCGATGTTTGCCAGACTGAAAAGGCAACAAGCATCGAGAAGGTCGGCGGCGGTTACGGCAAGGGATACATTGAGGCACTCAGCCGGTGGCGCGAGTTAATGCAGGCGCTCGACTATCTTCGCGAAGCTAAAGGCATGGCCAGCGTGATCATCGGACACGTTAAAGTGAAACGCTTCGACGATCCACTCAACGAGTCATACGACCAGTTTCAGTTCGACGTGAACGACAAGGCAAGCGCAGCAATGTTCCGCTGGGCCGACTTTATCGGCTTCGCGAACACTAAGACATTCGTCAAGAAGGAGCAATCTGGATTTGGCGCAGAGAAGGGTAAGGCAATCGATGCCGGCGCTGGTCAGCGTTATTTGTTCTGCCAAAAGTCGCCTGCTTTTCCAGCCGGTGGCCGTGGACCGTATGGCAAGTTACCAGATGACATTCCACTTGATTGGAAAACATTCTCCGATGCGGTCGCCACTGTGTCTAAATAATCACCATCACTAACACTAATAATAAAATATACTATGAGCATATTCGGAACAACAGGCTTTGATGCCACTAAAATCGAGGTCAACGACAATGACTTCTCACCACTCGCGCCAGGCAAATATAACGTTATCATCAGTGATGCCAGCGTTAAGCAAACCAAGTCTGGCACTGGTCAGTATCTATCAATTCAGTTTACAGTAACTAGCGAGCAGGGACGTGATCGCCGAGTATGGACCAACTTGAATCTGGTCAACCCAAACCCAGTCGCAGTCGAGATCGCTCAGAAGGATCTGGCCAACATCTGCACAGCCGCAGGCATCAAGGGCTTGCTAACTGATGAGCAGCAACTACTCGGCAAGGCACTCGCCATCAAGGTGGCAGTCGATGGCGACCGCAACAACGTTAAAGGATACAGCGCAGTCGGAGCCATTACCTCTACAGCTCCAAGTGCGCCAACCATGACTACAACCCAAATACTAGAGCCTGCAATCGCTTCATCTGACGATGACATGCCTTGGGGCTAGGGTGTATCGCACCTAACACGTTAAGGCGGCAGGTCCGAACCCTGCCGCTTTAATACCACCTAATTAATTAATCAATACAATGACACTATTGATCACACTCACACTCTTTGCAGTTCTCTTAATAATTGGCCACCGCAGAGCCGTAAGAAGGGCAAGCTACTGGCAAGCGGTCAAAGCATGGTGCCGCGTGGATAATACGAAAACTAAAGGGCGCCACAATGGATAAGACTAGCGCGCAGCCATCACCTGACAAGGCCCACGCCGAGCGCGAGGAGCAGACAATCGCAGCCACCACTCACATCAACCCCAGAGCAGCCCGGCGTTGCTGGACACCTCAAGAGGCGAGGGCGTTCAACGCTTGGGATAAATAACCACCAACCAAACGCACAATGGAACCATCACTATTCAAACCATCCTCACACACCGTACTGACGCGCGGTCTAAACGCCATGACCAGGGCCTGCGAAGCGCAAGAGACTCTCATTGAAGTCATCAAGGCCGAACT